ATGATCAACGGATTGATATGCAGATCACATCTTGCCCTGCACCATTATTTAGTAAGACTCAAAATGACACCAAACGAAAGAACACCGATGGCTAAATTCTTTGATTTGCTGGCGTATGAGCGAAAAGGTGCTTCTGTTACTCACAAAATGGATAAAGATGAAACAAACGAATCTATTCACATCCAAGTAAGTTGCGGTTTTGCTAAATATGAAAAGAACGGTCAACATTATGTTTTTAAGTTTAATCATCAAAAACAAGAAATTGATCAAGATTGTTTTGAAGTCTTAAAAGAAAAATTCACATATAAACATTAAAAATTAATGGCTTAAAATATCTGTAGATTTCTATATATCTACATTTCTACATAGAAATTTCATTTCTAATTTAGATAGGGATAGTTTCATTTTGAAATATTCGCTATTGCAAATTATGCGTAAAAGCATAAAATAAACGATGCAAACTTAGAAATTTCTGGGTCGACCGATAGAAATTTATTATCAATATGCGTTTATGCATAAGTGAATCAATAAGGTTGCAGCCTTCTGGATTTACTAAACAACCGACTATTTAAGCGGTTTATTAAAGCTATAAAGCGAAATGGCACAAATTTATATTTGTAAGCCATCTCTTAACAACAGTCTCCTCATGGAGAAAAGTTATGAACAAGATGAGTAACCAAAACGTAAACCCTGCAATTGTTGAACTTGTTCGCATGGGTGAAGGCTTCGGTGGTACAAAAATCACTGGCAGCACACCTGAAGAAACAAGACGCAACCTTCGCAGAGCCTTTCAAGCGGCCAAGGAACGCACGAAAAGGGATGCCACAACCTGATCAACAACTCGAAAGAAAATACATCTCCCACGCAGAATTGCACGACCTATTCTTCGTAATCAGTCAACATATAGGCTTCACTATTGAAGACATTGAGGATTACGAAGAAGACATCTTTAACCTAATCGAGCTTTGGCGAGAGCAAGGTTACATCGATATATACATAGAAGATAGCGATAGACGCTACGGTAGAATCAAAAACATGGCTTCTGTACGAAATTCTGTTCCATACTATCTAAATATGTATCACGCCCGCGTTGTTAAAGGCGAGTACGATCCTTTACTTGTTATAACTTTTGAAGATACTGACCAAGTACATCCCGATGGTCACGAAATGAAAGTGGCAAGTATTCGCTTTATGGCTATTCATGATGATTTATTTGGTGAACAAGATCCAAGAGTAAAATTCAATGATGCTGCCATGAAGCAAATTCGAAAGAAAATTGATGCCTATAGAAAACAAGGCGATCAATACAATGAAGAAAAGAAAGGCTCGCAATAAGCTAGCCTTTTATTTTAAATGAACCAAGTTAACCCCACTCCCATCGCAATCATTGTTGATCCTGTAAAACCTACAACACAATACCAAGCCTGTTTAATTCGCGTGACCACCATCTCCTGCATATACAGACTACTGGTTGAGTGCGATACCGACGGGCTATGTAAATACTTACTCAGGGCAACACCGCGGTAGACAGATAACGCTACCAGCACCATTCCAACAATCATGATCAACATAAGTCACCTCATTTGTTCAATTTGATTAGTAGCGACAATTCCAAAAATACAAAAGGCATATTTATAATTTTAAGCATTTAGTAGTTTGTTGATCTGTTTAACGCCATTGCTTTGTTTCTTAATTCTGTTACCTGCAATATCAACCTTAAAAGTTAATTTCTCAAGTGCAGTTGTGAGGCTGAAATATATTTCACGTTCTTCATCGGTTAGAGTTTCAATAAAAGCCTCTTCTGGAGACATTGAGGCAAGTCTCATCTTATGCATAGATGCATTTACCAAAGCCTCAGATGCTTTCAATGAAAGTCGGCTTAATCTTGCCGCCTTATTTCTCTCGTTATGCGTCTTAACCATTAGTGCTATAACAAACAAGGCAACTAAAACAATAAATACAGTAAGCATGTATTAGAGACTCATTTAAGACATATGCCCATTATAGTAACCCCAAATAGCTTAAAAACAGGCAAAATTTGTTAAAAATCAGGCTAATCAACAACATAAGTCCACAAGCCAACAACAAACACAGAAATTCAATTATAGGCATTTGATTTTTAAGGCATTTTTCCAAATTAATACTTAGGCATTTTCCTTCAGGCAATTAAAGCTGATTTTGGTGTGAATTAATCGTTTTTATAACTCTACTCTATTTCGCTTTTTTAGAGCGTTTTAAGCAACTTCACTTTGGTATGTTCGATCTATTTGTGATATCTGGTCAGATTAAAAAGATTTTAGCTGGTCAGGTCTGTAAGAGAATAAGTGGTCAATTAAAAGAGAATATGCACTTAAGTTCTAAAATGCGAAATACGCGAAACCGTGAAGAAATACGATAGCATTTATGTCGGTTTGAAAGATACATGAGAAGAATCTCTAAAAACCCAAGTGAACCGCGCCTACATTTCCGAGAATAAGTAATATAAGAATGTTCTAAGAAGATATATTTATATATTCGAAAACTCTCGGAATACCCAAGTACACCCAAGTCTCGGTAAGCGTAGAGATATAGATGCGCGGCTTAATAAAATCCTCAAACGTATAAGAAGTGATAGAGATAAAAACAAATATTGGCAAACACTTATACACCAATACTTATAGAAATATAGAAATCCATATAGATATATAGTTCGAGTAAATATACAAGCAATCTATCTATATAGAAATGTAGAAAACTATCAATATAAAAAGCCAATCAGATAGAGATAAAAAGCATGTATAACTATCTATTAATGTAGAAATCTATATAGATAGATAACAATAATACTATACGGATAGGCATAGGTAAGCGTAGATAGAGATAGATCAGTAATAAAGAAAATAGCTAATTATTTATCTATATAGATATGTAGATAGTGACACAGGTATAAGGATAGAGATAGAGGATAATACACATGTAGTAGAAAGATAAGATGGCAAAAGAAAGGCGAACGGAGTGAGCCAAAGAATTGTGTGTTTCAATCAATCGTCTACCTAGCCATTCCTTTGACCAACAGGAAATATAAAAATCAAAACTTCGGGCGACATTCTTATTTTTATAACCAAGCACACCACGGCGCACATAGGTAAGCCGAACAGCTCCACTTCCAGCTTCACCCATACCACTATTATACCTGCACCTCTCTATCTAGGGTTGAGGCAATGCACCAATCGCCACACATCGCCATATTCCAATATGCATGCCTAGGCACTTATGTAGAAATATAGAAATCTATCTACACAGCTATATAAATGGATTTTTAGTTTTCTAGCTTTGTTTCCTGCTCTATCTCTATACACTGTTATGCATCTAAGTACACATAGAGTTTTACAGTCATGCCTATAAAACAAAACGAGCTAATGAGCGAGATGGTTAATGCAATCACTACACGCCTTAACGACCTCTATATTCAGTATTACAACGACTTTTTAAGCGTTGATGCATTTGCACGTTATCACGGTCTATCTATAGAGGATATGCAAAAGCTGATTGATTTGGGCAGACATGTGAATCACAACAGTCTTTGGAAAGAGGATAAGTAATCATGTTATTTATTCATCCTGAATTACGCGCTAATGATTGAAATTAGCGGTATTGGTGTTCGAAAATTTAAAGTTATTCCATTGCCAGCGTAAAGTTGGCTTTTTGACGCTGTACCACGGCATACCAAGGCATAAAATGGATAAATCAGGCATGCCTAGGGGGTTTACAATCTAGTGAGCGCTTACTATACTTCTGACAAATGGGTTTCGGGTTGAGATTTTCTCCCCGACGCGATTTGCTTGATGGGGGTCGTGGCTTATACCGTGTCAGTGGTTTGCACTGTAAAGAAAAGTTCCTTTTCTTGTGGTGGAAATTGGCTAGGTTAGGTTACGTCTCCCCAAACTCTCTCCAAGATTTATGAGGCAAAATTCTATGGGGGGGTTTGGGGGGGCGTTCCTTAACGTTAGTGGTTTCCGCTGTAAGAAAAGGGCATACCAAAATATAGAATATGGAATTTGAAAAATTAAAAACATTTCCTTAGAATTCCAAATCTATCGAATTAACATAACTTACAACAACTCTGCGTCTGAAAACCTCCTTTGCCCGACTATCCTCTAGGTCGGGCTTTTTTTATGCTGGGTATAAAAATTCGCGGGCGCGCATATTGAAAATTAAATTTCCCCTCCTAAATACATGAATTAGTGAAATGCAAACTTACATTAACTAAATTTTGTTACACCTATTTCTTCTTGCTAATATTTTCTTCAACTAAATAAACAAGGAGTAATTATGCTGGTTAAGCGGAAAATGCTTAAAATTCGTCGCCTTGCAAGTAAAGGTAAATTAGCTCAATGGGGCTTTATATCAGCGAACCAAGCGCAAAAGATTGGGCTAGACAACGGTTTTGTCGTGATTCTTTCATTATTGCAGGGCAAACAGGTAGAACCGAAATTTACCCGCTATAAACTCAGTGATGATATCGGCAGCGAATATGGGATTGAAACGGATGCCGACCTTTCATCCATAGATCAAAGCATCATTGATGCCATTGGTGTAGCGGTCGGTGATATTTATGATGCTGCGGTAAATTATGATGAGAAAACCGCCTATGAAGATGAGCGGGAAGATTTCGAGCGTACCAATCTCATGTTTATAGATATTGAGACTGGTCATGCCTATGACTCAAATCTTAATGAAGCGGTAGGATGGGCATAGGCTCATCCTAATATTCCAAAACAGCCCACCAAAAAAAATCAAAACTTTGGCCGACATCCTATTTTTATAACCAAGCGCCACGCATCTATATAACCAAAGAGCGCCTAGCAGCTCCTTGGAATGCCACCTTCTTATCTTTAACAACCAAGGCAGACCTAGGACTCTAATCACTACCGGGTGCGCGCCTGAACCTCAAGAAAAACCGCCAGCAAACAACCCAATGCATGCCTAGAGAATGTCTGTATAAAGCATATAGATGAAACGCGCACGCACGCGAATAGCGGAGTTTATTTATTAGTGCAAGTTTTTTATTAATGAAAATTTCGATTGAATTTTTATTCCACTAAAAAACAAACAATCAAATAAAAACTTGCATCAAATTTTTATTTGCACTAATATTTAATCAAGCAATAAAGCTTACTAACAAAAGGTCAAAATCATGAATGCACAAGTTAAAAACACAGAAACTCTAAACATCTTTGCAGACGTTAATTTTTCAGCTCATGAAGCACGTAATGCAATAGTTATAGATCAAGAGACGATAAAAGCGTATGCAAGACAGCAGAAAGTAACGAGCAAAGCAGTAGCAGTACAGCTTGATATAGCAAACGCGATCATAAACCGTATGAATAACAAGCTTGAGACAGAACAAAAAATATCAAGCACGTTATTCAGTGACTTAAGAGAAGCATGCTCACGCTCTATGCTTACAAAAATAGACACGCTTCAAAAAGCTAAGTTTGATTTATCAGATCTAGCAACAATCATCGCTCACACTGATAAATCACACATTGACTTTGTACAAGTGAAAGTCATTAGAAAAATCTTTCAAGCGATTACAGCTATCGCTGAAAACGACAGACGCAAGCTAGACGGTTACACAATGTCAATCTTGCTAAACTTATTACAGTACGGTTCACTTACGGTTAATGAATGTCGTTTATGCTGCACTACTGAAATACGCGCACAGTCGCATGAAAAGAAAGTAAGACAGTATTATTTATCTGCGCACAGTACAGCATCATCACAAGCGTCTAGCTCACGTATGACACTGAGAGCGCTTAATATCTGTAACGTTGTGAAGTCTGTAAAAGACAGTGAAATAACGTTCAATGAAAATTCTCAGTTTATTGAAGCAGTATTGTCATTCTTGCAAATGAAAGAGAATACACAACAAGAATTAGAGCGCGTACAGCATGACATTAAGAAAGAGTTAAGCGAAAAACAAGCAAGCGCATAATTTAGTAATCAGTGATATTAGTAAGCACTTACTAATATCACTCTAATAGAGAGTAAGAACATGATTAGCAACGAACATAAACTATTAATCGCTGTGTTAATTATGAGACAAGATAACAAGCGTAATAAGTGAACATGCAAAGATAAAGAAATATAGTAAGTGATTACTATATTTCTTTATATATTAATATCGAAGTCCTAGAAAAAATGCGAATGTGTCGGGTGCATAGCCTGTGTCAATCGCGACCATTTTCCAAACACCCTTTCACCACCAGGCCTATATAACAAATACTTTACCCTTGCGCCGCTTAAATCCATACACTTATCCTTGTCCCAGTACGCCATGTCCATTATTCTTTTCAGGACGACTTTCTAATAATATTTAAGGATCAATATGAAAAGATTTTTTTTGGCTACTTTGATTTTAGTTTGTTCAAATGCAATGGCAGAAGGGGAGGGCCTGTTCGCCGAGTACACCGTGAAACCGAGCGAATCATTAAATGATATAGCCAAGCGTAACGGGACCACGTGGGCAAAGCTGGCAGAAGACAATGATCTCCCTGATCCACCAACTGTTTATGTTGGGCAAAAGCTGGCAATCATGAAAAAGATGAATAAGGACGAATATCTGGCTGCGATTGCAAAGACCCGACCAACGTGCTCAAGCAAAGAAGAATGTGACAAGAAAATGGAAGCTGCTCATTTGTGGGTGAGTAAATACGCTGATTACAAGATCAGAAGTTCAAATAACGTATTAATCGAAACATACGCTCCGCGCGAGTTCACTGGCGAGATCATCGTAAAGGTTTCTAAGGAGCCTTATGGGAAGGGAACCTATGCGATCGTGGCCAACATGTCATGCAATAATCCGAATATGACCAAGCCTTATGACCCGATGGCCAGTTGCAAGAGAAACGTTTATAAGGAAATTATTAAGTTCAACGATTTCGTTAGTTCTTATTAGCTTTAAGCTATTTGACCAAGTAAAGAGGGAAAAGATGGCTTCAAAGGATGATTTAAATTATGTTGCTTACCACATTATCGAAATTCTGGAAGAACAGGGTTTAGATAATTCTTATATTAACGAAAAAATAGATCGTCTTTACGAATTCGGCGAAAATAAAGCCGCTACATTGCTTTGGGCTTCAAACCAGCTCGATAGTAGAAATTTTAGATTACTTTTGGGCAAACTTAATTTAACTCCCGATCAAGTAAAGATATTTTGTCGCGTATTGAACAAGCTGAAAAAATATTTGGGCTACAATTTATTGAGCTAAGCTTTTTAATTACCTATGATATTCCGAATAAATTAATGCCCCATATATCACTTGAGGCATTTCTTACTGCACTTGGCCAGATTTAATTAACTCTAGCGCTTTTTTCTTCAATTCCTTCCTACGCTCTTTTTCAGCAATCTTTTCTTCGCGAATGGCTTCAATATGCACACCGAAAAGCTGATCAGACAGATTGCCACTTTCAAGCAAACGTGCAAAAGCGTCAACAATCTCGCCTTGAGTGAGTTTATGCTGTTTTGCCATATTTTCTAAGGTCTGGATTGTCTCTGGACGCAAAGTGATGGATGTTCGAACTAAACCTTTTTCTTTATAAAATTTGGAAGAGTTAGTAGCTGCCATTATTTGCTCCAATTAAAATTTGATGAAAATTAAAACTTGCATATTATAGTTATTATTGCATTGATCACGCTGAAATACCACAAAATAAAACGGGCTTGCCCAAAACATTGAACAAGCCCAGAACACTATGCAGCTTTTTTGAAACCGAGCTTTTCAAACTCGAAATTCGCAACGATATTCTCGCCAAAGCCGGGTGTTTCTCTGATGATCTGTAAACGCTGTCTAGCGTGAGATTTGAGCGTTGAATTGTGCTGGTCTGTGAAATCAACAATAAACGCAACGTTTGGACCGAATTTCTTAGCACGTAACCCGCGCCCAATACGCTGGCGTAAGGCAACTTCCGCTTTCCCACCACCGGCAAGAATAATCAACCCGACAGCAGGGACATCCACACCCACATCAAGAATTGTTGTTCCAATCAGTACATCAATATCCTTATTGGCAAGTTCGGTGAGCGCAGATTTACGTTCTCCCTGATCATCTTCACCGCGAATATATCTCGCTCTGATACCTATATCGTCAAACAGCTTCAATAGGGTGTCGCCATGCGAGGTATGCTGGACGAGAACCATCGCCGTCATGCCATATTCACGGGCTTTGAGAATTTCCATACAGATGGCATTGTTCCGCTCTTCGTTTTGCACGATTCCCAAGCGATAGGCAGCTTGCCAAGGGGTAATAGAGTGTAATTTGGCTGGCTTTTTCTTCAATTCGACGATTTTGAAGTAAGGCTTAGCAAGGATTCCGCGATCAATCAGCATTTTTTCCGTAACCTTGATGGCAATCGGTCCGGAACAAGCCATCAAACGCATATTTGACTCTTGGCTTTCACGCATGAACGGCGTTCCGGTCAATGCCAAGCGGTAATAGGCGTTTTTACAGTGGCGCATGATCTCGTAATACGAATTTCCACCTGCCTCATGTGCTTCTTCGAGAATTACGAACTCAAAAAGCTCCAAAAGCTTGATGGTTTGCTGTCTAACGAGTGATTTTTCCTTGAATTTTGCTTCTGCCTTGGCTTGCATCGCAGGTGCCTTGTCCTGAAGCTCCTTTTCATGTTGCAGTGCAAGGTTATGAAGCACTTTTTTGATTTCGGACTCGACTTTACCGACCTTAATTAGCTGTTTTTTAGTGTCCGAAATCTCTTTTTCGTGTTTTTTGACTACGTTGTCATAAAGGATCTGAAATTCCTTCTCTAAAGTCGTCTCTTCCAGCTTGGCGGCGAGGGTTTGAACCATTCCGACCGTCATTTTCTTGATGGAGAGCTGACCTTTTTCATTCACCTGTCCAAAACTGCCATCACCAATGACCGAACATGCAACGCCATTTGCTTCGAATGCATCTTTCATCTGATACATCAGAATCGAACGGGTTGTTAAAAACAAGGTAGGGCGGTTAATTCGGGCCTGACACAACATGGCAATGCGTGATTTACCGCCACCAGTAGCGACTTGAGCGATAATCTGGCCATGACGTACAAGACGATCCATAACTTCCGGCTGGTAATCGTAACGAGGGTCATATCCGTAACTATCTACCACTGGTCGGGCAGGTCCAAGTGGAGCGGGGAGGGGTTTTCGTGCGAGTTTTACTTCAAAACCTGCCTTCTTGAGTCGATCCGTAACATGGACTACAAATCCTGCTGGAAAAGAGCACTTGGCAAAGTCAAAAAATGACGATCTGCCATCCCAACGGTGCTGTCTAAACGCTAGAGTTTCTTCGGCGCCATCCACCAAATAACTAAGCGCCGACTGTACTTCAAGTTTCGCCTCAACAGGAGGCTTGTGTAGGATGGCATTTACGGCGTCATAAGCGATTGTTACAACTTTTCCCATTTCAATACCTTTTGCATTTGCTTAATATTTGGCTTAAATTATAAGTAAGCACTTACTAATATTTCAAAGTAGTTTCCTATGTCAGTTGAATATTTAGAAATCGACCCAGGAGAGCTTTGGCCTAATCCTTGGAATTCAAACGTCGTATCACCTGAAAACGAGCGAAAAATCGAAGAAGGTATTAAACGTCACGGTATGTTTAAGCCAATTATCGTTCGTACCCTTCTTGATGGCCGCTTACAGATCATTGGCGGTCAGCACCGAGCAATGATTGCTAAACGTCTTGGTCTACTCACTGTGCCGGTAATGAACCTTGGGCGCATTGACGAAGCCAGAGCAAAAGAGATCGGTCTAATCGACAACGGTCGTTATGGCGAAGATGACATCGTTAAGCTCAACGAAATTCTTCATGATCTTGGCGGTATCGATGAATTGATCGATGTAATGCCTTGGTCAAGTGAAGAAATCGACATCTTCTCTAGCACTAATATAGCGCTGGACGCTCTAAGCGATCTCGATTCGCCATCAGAGGAAGTTGAATTACCCAAGACAACCAAAGTTCAAACTCACCAAATCATGCGTTTCAAGGTTCCGATCGAGGACGTAGACGCAATTACCAAACTCATCGAGAAGACCATTAAGGCACAGGGCTTTACCGAATCCGACAGCTTGACGAATGCAGGGGATGCCTTGGTTTATCTCTTGGGAAGCAAGTAATGAAACCATATGAAGGATGGGATGGCTAATGACCGATTTATCTCAAAAAGGGCAGGTTCGAATGTACCGACGGGGTGGCCAATACCCTGTAGACCTTGAAGCAATCCAGTTTAATGGAAACAACGGCTCCGAAATTGAACTCTGGCTTGGGGTTCACTGCTCAACCCAAATGAAAACAGTAGCCAGAGTAGGGGGAAATACCGATGAAGACTTTTCCCTTGTCATTCCCGGCATTGGTACAGCCGAGGCAGGTGATTACATCGCTAAAAACCTAGATGGAACGGTGGTCATCCTCAAGCCAGACTATTTCGAGAGCGAGTTTCAGGAAGTTATCACTTTCAACACGCCTGAACAGGAACATGAAGGGGCGGTTCCCGAAGTAGATGACGGCGCCTTGAAGTTTTTGAAGAAGTTCTGCAATGGATACCGCATCGTTTCAACATGCGACCTAACAGAATTGCAGATTGCAGAAGCCAACGTAGAAGGTCGTCTCTATATCGAACCTGAAGGTGGCTTCGGATGGGTAGCGCTCCCTTGGGAATTAACTACCGTCAGGGATCGGCAACGCGAAAAGTTCTACCAGATCAACAAGCAGTTGATTGAGCAAACCGATACGCGGGTGGCCGAATGAGCGAACTAAAAATCCAAATGTGGATTGTTGACGATGTAAAGCCTTACGAACTCAACGCCAAAATCCACAGTGAAGAACAAGTCGCCAAGATTGCCGAGTCGATTGCCCGCTTCGGTTGGGATCAACCCATTGTGGTAGATAAAAATGGCGTAATCATCAAGGGGCATGGTCGCCGTCTTGCAGCCATCAAGTTAGGTTTAATCGAAGTACCTGTTCTGGTCCGCGATGACTTGAATGAAGAACAGGTGAAAGCTGCACGCTTGGCCGATAACCGAGTTGCCATTGGTGACATTGATGCCGACCTGCTCAAGCTGGAGCTGCAATCCATCAACATCGAGTTCCTTGAGGACATCTTCGACAGCAAGGAGCTGGAGTTCATGCAAGCCGACCTCTCCGAAATGAACGTCGATGTGATTGTTGATGATCTGGACAGCGCGGTAGCCGAGCAACAGCGCCATACGGCAAATGCAGTATCGGAATCGAACGAAAAACCTATCCGAATCGACAAGGTTTTAGGGTTCAGCGAAGTATCGGGCAAAGAATCACGTTCCATTCACTACTTTATGGCCATTGCAGAAGATGCAACTGGACTAGAAGGGAAGGACGCTTTCGTAACGTATATCAGCAAATTGGTGGAGAGCGCTTAATGGCTGTTTATAACATCGATGTCCGATACAAAACGTCAGTTGAGCGTACCGAACGTGTACTGGAAATTGCCGAGTCGTTCGGGTTGGGCTTAGATGCGAAGGAATTTGTGGTTTTCGATAACACGCCAATTGAAATCGAGCAGGGAGACATCGTTTACATCACTGGTCAGTCTGGTGGCGGTAAATCGACCCTGCTACGGAAGCTGGCGGAACAAATGGAACAAAGCGGCTTAAAAGTCGCTGACCTGAATGCCATTGAGCATGATGACCGTCCAATCGTCGACCAGATTGGCGAAACACTAAAAGACGCTCTGGATGTACTCACCATTGCCGGCATCACTGATGCCTATATCTGGCTAAACAAGTTTGATGCCCTCTCGGACGGCCAACGTTATCGCTTCAAACTGGCAAAACTGATTGAGAGCAAGGCGGACGTCTGGATTGCAGATGAATTTCTTGCCGTTCTTGATCGAACTGTTGCCAAAGTTGTTGCGTACAACATTCAGAAAATTGCCCGAAAACTCGGAACAACCGTACTGGTTGCCACAACGCATGACGACATGGTTGAAGACCTCAACCCAAGCCTCTTCATTGATAAGCGATACCGCGAAAAAGTGGTAATCACCAAAGCACCTGAAGGATTTAAACAAGTATGACTAATCGATCAAAAAAAGTTGTAACTAAAGACACTGTAGATGCTCATGAATTCGCGTCAGAAGCATCCGAAACTGTTGCAGAGCAAATCGTTCAAGCAGAAGTTGTGGAGCGTTCTGAGAGCGAACCAGCGCAAACCAAGCGCACATTAACCCTATATTCTTCAACCGTCTGCTCACCTTGCAAGACCATCAAGCCGATTCTGGAAAAACAAATGCTAGGTCGCGCAACCGAATACCATGTGCTGACCATTGATCCAAACAATATCGAACCTGAAATCAAACAGCAGTTTGAAGAAGCGGGCGTAACGCAAGTGCCTACCCTGATCTGCAAGGAAGATGGCAAAGAGGTAGGTCGTTTATCGGGATACAGTGGTGTTCGACCGCTACTCGATGTCTTGAAAGCTTGGGAAGTGATTTAACAAAGGGCGTTTAACGCCCTTACTTGATTGAGAAAGGTATGGAAAAGGTTTTACTCGATACACCAGATATTCTCGTTACTCGTAAATCACCTAAGCAAAACCACAACCTGTCATTGCTCAAGGACATCATTGTGGAGCCGGGTGACAAGAGTGACTGGGACCTTCTGCACGAATTGCACTACAAGGCAGAAACGCTGCCGATCGGTTCAAGGTTCTGGAAAGTAACCCTGCATGGCAAGACCATTGGTGTCGGGATTCTGGCTGTTCCCAAAATGTTGCTTTCGGGTCGTAATGACTTGTTCAAATATCTACGTCCAAACGTCAACGGCAAGGATACCCGCCTGATCAATAATAGTCGGGCTGAATGGCTAAACGAAAATGTCTGCACCAATAGCCGACTTGTACTGGACACCATCTACCGTGGTTGCGGGATTGCGTATCGTGCCCAAAATTTAATGATGCGCATGGTGGATAGAAAACATACCGAGTTCCAAAGCTCGATGTCGAAATTCAATCCATTCGCGGAAAGGGCAGGCATCAAGTTCACCCCGCCTAAGCAGGCGACCAATTATCAACGCGGTGTGGACTTCTTTGTGAAATGGTTTGAAACCAAGCATCCGACAGATGTTGTGGGGATTCTGGAGGAGCTGAGCTCCAAACCCGAACCTATCAAAAAGAAGATCATCGCTGAAATGCGGAAGTTCTATTACCAATACAGCTCTTTGGAAAAATCCGGCAATAACCGGCTGAATGGTTTTAGCCGTGTAGAGAGCATGCCTGTCGAAAAGCTGCTAAAGAACATTCAACAACTGGTTTTTGCGTCTCCGTTATATGGGGTCTATACCAATCCTGACTTGATCTACAAAGCCAAACATCCTGAGCACGAGATTCCCAAACGGGTATCAATTTTGGCATTTGACTGTCAGAAACCAGACGACCCCCTAAATGTTGAACTCATTAAATCAAGAGGGCTTTTATTCGAATGCAATTAGGTCTAACCCCAAAACAGATCGAATTACTGACAAAGATTCGCGATAAAAATCCAGACGGTTCTTTGCTCTCAATCGAACAGCTTCATGACGCCGTGAGTTACACCTGCACCCGACAAGCCATTACATGCAGCCTAAATTTTCTGATTAAAAGAGGCCTGATTGAGAAGAGCGGGCAAAACGTGGTGAGAAACGGGCGTAGATTTACGGTCGTCAGCATCAAGCCATTGGGCGAGGAAATACTAAACGCCTATGTACCTTCGCTACGGCAGGTACTTGTAGAAAATGAGGATGAGGAAATTGAAAAAATCTTCTAAGGTAAAAAGCGTTAAGAAAACCTCGCCAAGTTGGTTCCGCACTCCGTACAATCGCTTATGGTATGTTTTGGTCCAAGACCCAAAACAATTCTTGGCTATGGAAGATGAAAGCCATCATGCGCTTTACGAGATTGCTAAAGAGCATTTTCAGTCCCATTTTAAAGCCATCACTTTCTATGCCGCCAACAATTCGGGCGAGTTGATTGCCGCGATCTATTATCCGAGGATGTTTGACGCTGACGAAAATGAGGTACTAACCGTGCTTTGCCATGAGTGTGTTCACATATGGCAGGAATTCGCGGAAAGCCTACATGAACACGAGCCTTCGCGTGAATTTGAGGCTTATACCATTGATGAGATTTTTGGAAACGTCCTGACTGAATACCGCAAGTTAGTGGAAATCAATAAAGCCCATACCGAGAGTAAAGCCATTAAACATAAAAAACAGCCCGACCTTGTTTAATTCCGACATTTGGGTAATTTGGGTTTTCCGCAACTCTTCGAATAATATATTATTAATAAGTGCTTACTTTATTGTATTATTAATATATTCGGAAAACTGCGGAACTCCCAAATGTCCCAAGTACAGGAAATCTTTCTTATCGGCGAAGATTTTGAGCCAGGCATCGTCGGAAATTCTGAAATTGATATTTTATTGGGCCATGACACGGCGATCTGTGGAGAGTTCGCAATCAGGAAGGAAGATGGCTATACACACTGTCCGGACTATTGCGAGGATAAGAATATAACTTTCAGGGAGTTATACAAATTAAACTTACATCCACTCATCCTTCCAGCCAGCCATGAATCCTCCAAAAGACGCTCTAAAAAAGCTTTAGAGAAAGCCGAACAGCTTCAAGACAAGTTTGTTGCAGTCTTTATTCTTGGCTCTGAATTTTACGTAACCAGACCATTTGAAAGTGAAAATACAGCACTAGCTTGCGTGCTTTGGTATGCGCTTGCTTATTACTCTTAAATAAAATTATTAATAAGCGCTTATTATTTACTTTTGGTTTTATTTTGCTTATCCTAGAGGCCATCGGACATGTTTGAAATGGTGCGTGTCTGACTTTTTAGAGGGCGCATATCATTTAGTAGCTGGTACGCGCCTTTTTTTTAGGTGATTGCATGACTGAAGAAACAGCCAACAAACGCAGATACCCTTCAGCAAGTGCTTGGGCAGAAGCAGAGGCGTTATGGGCTTCTGGTGATGTGACACTAGAGGACTTAGCCAAGAAAGTCGGGGTAAGCGCAACTTCTGTTTCCCTTCACATGAAGAAGCGGAAAATCACGAAAGGGGAGAAGGCCAAGGAACATTCCGAGCGTATCTCCAAACAGGTCGCCGAAGATATTTTGTCAGAAGGGACCGTACATAGCCAAAGAATTAAGGAAACCAAAGAAGAACATTACAAGATGGCGACGGGCCTGGCTCGCCTGACTTGGAATGAAATTGTCACTGCCAAGGCAAAGGGCGGTGCCTATGCGGCGATTCAACAAAATTTAAAAGCACTAGAAATCGCTTCGAATGTTTTGGCAAAGATCCGCCAAGAACGGTACGCCGTTTTAGGTTTGGATAAGCCTGATGCTGTAGATGCTACTCAACTTCCGGAATTGGTAATTGAAGAATTGACGGCCGATCAGGTTCAACAATTGAAAGAGCGTGATTTCAACAATGGTAATTACGACTTTGAAGATGAGGACATGTTAGAGCCATCAAATGATTCAGGGGAATGATGGTTTTAGATGGCAGATAAGGTTCGGCTTTCATTGCATCCAAAGCAAATGGAAGTCTATCTTTCAAATGCTCGATTTCGCGTAGTGGTTGCTGGTCGCCGATGGGGTAAGACCAGCCTTTCGCGTACTCTGATTATCAGTAAAAGTAGAAAGCCAAGACAAAGAATCTGGTACGTAGCGCCAACTTACCGAATGGCAAAACAAATCATGTGGAAGGATTTGATTGAAGCCATTCCTCGGAAGTGGGTAGTTAAGATTAACCATTCAAGTCTATCTATTGAACTTGTTAATGGCACCCTGATTGAACTTAAAGGCGCTGATGACCCAGACTCTTTGCGTGGTGTGGGTATCGATTTCTTGGTATTGGACGAATTCCAAGACATTAGCGAAGAGGCATGGACACAATGTTTGCGTCCTACCCTTGCCTCTACAGGTGGTCATGCCATCTTTATCGGCACACCTAAAGCATATAACCAGTTATATACCGTCTATATGCAGGGACAAGACCCGAAAAAGGTCGAAGCTGGCCAATGGCAGTCATGGCAGTTCCCAACCATTACATCTCCATTTATTCCTGAATCGGAAATTGAAGCGGCTAGAGCCGATATGGATGAGAAATCATTCAAGCAGGAATTTTTGGCTTCCTTCGAAACCATGTCTGGACGTGTTTATTACCCGTTTGATCGTAAGGAACATGTCGGGAAATATCCTTTTGATCCAAAACTGCCAATCTGGATCGGCATGGACTTTAACATCGACCCAATGAGTACCGTCATCATGCAGCCGCAACCAAATGGCGAAGTTTGGGTGGTTGATGAGATTGTCCAGTTCGGCTCTAACACGGAAGAGATTTGTGAAGAGATTGAACGGAAATACTGGCGGTATATGAAACAGATTGTCATTTTCCCCGATCCTGCTGGCGGTCAACGCCAACATGCTCGTGGTGAGTCCGACTTGGACATCATGCGCGAGAAGGGATTTAAGAAAATTCTTTACAGAAGAAAGCACCCTGCAATTGCCGACAGGGTAAATGCAGTTAACCGCATGTTGAGAACTGCGGATGGAACAGTTGCATTAAGGGTTGATGAAAAATGTAAGCATTTGATCAATTCATTTGAACAGACCATCTACAAACCAGGTGGACGTGATGTTGATAAATCAGGTGGTGTAGAACACAGTGCCGATGCCATTGGATATGCAATCGAGCACCAATTCCCACTTCGTAAGATTGAAATTAAAGGCGTTTCAATTTAACCTATATTATTAGTAAGCGCTTACTAATATTTTGAAGGCGATAAGATGACAACCGAACTATCCTCATACGACCGACATGCAATAAGTTCGACCGCTTCCTCAGAAGAAGCGAATGACCCTCTTGTACGTTTAGTATCACGTCGTCATCCACTATATGAAGCCATGTCCAAACACTGGATGTTTATGGATGACACCTATAGCGGTGGCAGAGAATGGTTTAATCATCATATCTTCAAATACATCAAAGAGGGTGATGCCGAATTCAAGGATCGTATCTCACGCGCTTATCGTTTCAACCATACCCGCGAAGTTGTAGATTTAATTAATAAATATTTATTCAAGCAGGAAATCACCCGCAATAAGGTAGATGCTCCTGCCGACGTGGTGAAGTTTTGGAAAAACTGCACCAAGAGCGGCTTAACGATTAATGATTTCGTTCGCCAGATCAGTAAGAAAACCTCAATTTACGGTCGTATTGGGGTAGTTATTGATATGGATGCGGTACCAGAAGATCAAAGACCCTTAAACAAACGGGAAGAAAAGGAAGCTGGGCTATCTGCTTACGCCTACATCATCACTCCGCTTCAAATGCTGGATTATTCGTTTGATGATCACGGCAAATTAAACTGGATGCTGATTCATGAAGTGGTTCGCGACGATGAGGACCCACTAAATTCAACAGGCAAGGCGATTCACCGCTTCCGCTTATGGACGAAAACGGAATGGAAACTGTTCGAAAAGCAGAATGATGATCAGAACGGCAAGATTACGATTAAAGAGATTGATCGAGGTAGGATCTGCTTTAATGCCATAGTAAACATCCTAAAAAATGAACAACGATAATTTTTACACACTCATAAATTATTAGTAAGTGCTTATTTATAAAATATAGTAAAAATGTTATATTTTCTCAACTAATCTAAGGCGAGAAAATCATGACCGAACCAGTATCAACTACTATCGGTGGATTCGCTGCTTGGAAGGCATTTGGCATGACTATCGTAGTCGCAATCTGTGTGATGGCAGTTGCGGCTGTAGTGCTCATGATGCGGATGCCGAGATCTCCGAGAGAGTGGGGAGTTGGCTTGATTACCACAGTAATTTCAAGCTTGGCTGGCGGCTCTTTCATCATCATCAAATTTAACCTTCATGCTTGGGCAACAGACGTATGGGGAATGATCGCGCTTGGCGGTTTCTTCTTCACATGTGGTTTGCCGGGGTGGGCTATTGTCCGTTGGATTTTCAACTATATCGAAAAGAAGGAGGATTCCGACATTTTCGAAGTTGCAACTGATATTAAAAACGACCTGAAGGAGTTTAAAGATTAATGAGTAGCATGGTATCCGCACTTGCATCAGTGCAAATGGCTCAGATTGCGCAAACTTATTCTTGGCTTCGGGCGATGTCAGGAGGCAGATTAACTCAGGAACAAGTAACTGCTGGTGACGAGATTATCGAGAAGGCGGGATTAGAAACTTTCGCCAAACTCATTGGTTACAAACTTGAATCTGGCGTTACAGGGCAATGGGATATTTCCGAAAAAGGATATGAACTTATACGTGGATTTGAAGGTTTCAGGAATACGGCATATCTGGATACTGGTAGCGTCCCGACTATTGGCTTCGGCACAATCAAATATCCAAACGGCCAACCTGTAAAAATGGGTGATACTTGTACTCGTGTTCAAGCAGAAGAATGGCTTAAAAACGATTGTAAGTGGGTTGATGCTTGTCTTGATAAGTATGTGAAGGTCAAGGTAACTCAAAATCAATTTGATGCGCTTGCTTCGTTTGTTTACAACGTAGGTGAAACTGCATTTGTCAAAAGTACAATGTTGGCTGTCCTTAACCAAGGGAACTATATTGCTGCTGCAAATCAGTTTGATCGTTGGATTTTTGACAATGGCAAACGTATTAATGGATTAGTTAACCGCCGTGCTGCTGAAAAGAAATTATTCTTATCATGAAGCATTTCGGTACATTAATGCTGTGCATCCTGTTTTCAGGATGTACAGCTTCAACAATTCAAAACAATATCCATGTCACTGTCTGTTTACAGTGTGCACCTATGATGAGCCGATAGAACAATGATTTCATTTCTTTGGCATCTGGTAGGGGGAATAATGTTTTTAACAACATGCATTATCCTTATGTACTCTTATCTTCAAAACAAATCTTAATTTGAATTTAAAACTAAACCCAATTTTACTTCTTCCTGTGAACTCTTTTTTTTAAAAACGCTCTATGCTTTGAATTACAAGAGTTCTAATAATAACAGTACAAAAATTCCGTTGTGGATAACTTAAAACCTATTTGAATTTAAAATCTTTTCTTTTTTTCTTTTAGAAGCTCTGAAACGATTGCTATCAAATACTTTCAAAGCCTATTAAGGTACAAAAACTCCGTTTGAGCGGTACAAATACTCCGTTTTAACGGTACAAAAAGTTTTAATTACGGTACAAATATTCCTTTTTAACGGTACAAAAATTCTGTCCTGTATTTTCAATAGTTTAAAAGGTACAAAAACTCCGTTAAATCGCCTTTAACGGTACATTTTCTCCGTTAGAAGTCCTATAAAGGTACAAAAACTCCGAATAAGTACCTTTTAAAGCCATTTTTCCATTAACTTAAAGAATACATAAAAGGATTTCGGTACATTTTCTCCGTTTACACCCCTATAAAGGTACATTTTCTCCGCTAAACTAATAGCCAAAATCATCATAACGGTACAAAAACTCCGATAGGGGAGTGATAACGGTACATTTTTTCCGTTCAAAACAGGCGATAACGGTACAAAAATTCCGAAGGAATGCCTATAAAGGTACAAAAACTCCGGTAATGTCATTACATTGTCATGTTTTGGTCAAAATCCTTAAATATAAATCCGCTCAATTCTGACTGATTAACTAGATTTACAAACATTATCTAATCATGTACCTTTTACGAAAACCAATAAAACCTTTCTGAAACGGAATATATGGCAGAACTTATTAGGAATTCAGATGTTTATAAAGCGAATGCATTGATTAATGCAAGCTACGCTTTGGACACTGCTGAGCAAAGAATAATTCTACTCGCCATTTTAGTTTCCAGAAACAAGAATGCAGATCTGACTGCCGAAACGATTATCGAGATTCCGGCTTCCTTATATGCCCAAAAATTTAATACAACAGTGAGCGCGGCATATAAAACACTGAAGGAAGCCGAAGATACCTTATTTGAAAGACGTTTTTCTTACACCACAATGCGAAATGGCAAGATTGAGGTGGTTCGGTCACGTTGGGTATCACGAGTTTCATACGTTAAGGATGATGCATTATTAACGATCACCCTAGCTCCTGATGTGATTCCTCTAGTAACCAAGCTAGAAGGAACCTTTACCAAATATGCCATCGACAATTTACGCGATGTGACCAGTAAATATGGCATCCGTCTGTATGAGTTGGTCGCTAGTTGGAAAAATTCGGATATACGAAAAACTCCTGTTTATGACTTTGAGGACTTCCGTGCCAAGATGGGCCTTCTTCCTCATGAGTATAGAGACAAGAAAAATCCCGAAAGTACGGATATGACCAACTTCAATAAACGTGTATTGAAGCCGGCAATTGATCAGATTAATAGTTTTACTGACCTGTTTATTACTGAAAAGAAAATCAAGACAGGACGTAATATCACGGGCATTTATTTTGAAGTAAGTTTAAAAACCGATAACTTCATTGAAGGCGAAGCGAAAGAAATCCATGACAGCAAGCCTTCTTCCGATTCAGCTAAAAAGACAGGCGCTCCTTTAGAAAACATTAGGCTTCCAAAAGTATCGACCCAAGAGTTTTTGGGTAGTGATCTCAGCGAAGAGGACCTTAACAAAGAGAACCCATTAAAAGAATTTATCGTTGAATCTGGCGTTTATAAGTCTGCTATTGAAAAGCCAGTAGAAGAAAAGGATGAATTTGAATTAAATGGCATAAAACGACTGTATGAGGCACTATTAAAGCTGGATGAGGGCGTAACCAAGGAATACGTCCGCGAATATGCCCAGATTAAAGGCGTAACTCTACAACACGCATTAATTGAACTTTATAACTCTAAAAGACCGGCTTAAACATTCCGGTACTTGGGTCTTTTCCGAAAACTTGGGTTTTTGAAGTGCTAACGAATAATTAAATAATACTTTCTATAATATTTAAGTTTTTATATTAATTATTCGGAAACGATCGGATGTCCCAAGTTGAAAAACAAATACCCAAGTATTTAGATTGGGCGGGTCACTTTTATGGCAATGACCTTGATTTAGAACATTACGAAATTCTCACCATTCAGTACATTCCCAAGAAAGAGCGGAAGCTAGAAACGTAGTTAATGACAACCAAGTGGTTTGACTATAGGCTGATGCATCCCATGCAAGCCACTTATTACTTCTTTCGTAAGCGTCCGCTGAATCCCATACCAATTTTTTAATTCGATTTAGGTTTCCAGCAGTGTGGCAGTAACTCTTCAATCTGGGTCACTTTATGTGTCGGTAGCTTTTTCAGCACATCACTTAAATAGGCATACGGATCCAAGCCATTCAGCTTTGCTGACTGGATTAAAGTCATGATATTTGCCGCTCGCTGTCCACTGCGCAGCGAACCTGCAAACAACCAGTTCTTACGGCCCAATGCCCAGGGACGCATTGAGTTCTCTGCCCAGTTATTGTCAATGGGTAGATTGCCATCATCCAGATAGCGGCTTAAGGCTGGCCAACGCTTCAGACTGTAATTGATCGCCTTGGCGGTTGGAGAACTCGATGGCACCGTCAGATCATGTTGGTTGAGCCATTCATACAGTTGTTGCCTCACCGGTTGGCTGTGCTGTTGTCGGTATTCGCGGCGGTGTTCTGCTGTACTATCGGTCTTTTTCCTGAGTTCTGCTTCTATGGCATACAGTTTCTGAATCAGCACTAATGCCTGTTCAGCGATCTGACTTTTCCCGGTCACATGCAGTTCATGAAATTTACGACGTGCATGTGCCATGCAGCCCACCTCAATGACATCGCCTGATTTAAAGCGTGCTTTATAACCACTGTAATCATCACAGACTAGATGGCCCTGCCAGCCATTCAGGAACTCTTCTGCATGCTGACCTGAACGGCTATCCTGAAAGTCATAGATCACCGCTTGAACTGGATTGTACTGTGTGGTGGCATAGGCCCAGACATAACCTTTCTTCGGTTTTTTCTCATTCTCACCCATCCGCATAATGGTGACCGGCGTTTCATCGGCATGGATCACCCGCTGTTGCAGCACCACCTGTTTTAAGGCATTGGCCAGAGGTTCCAGTTCCACACCGCAGCGACCAATCCAGTCAGATAACGTGGATCTGGACAGATCAATGCCCGCCCGCTGATAGATCAGGCGCTGACGGTACAGCGGTAAATGATCGGCATACTTCGATACCAACACATGGCTGAGCAGTTCAGGTGAAGCAATGCCTTTATCAATCACATAGGCTGGCATCGCTTGCTGAGTCAGGGTGTCGCACTGATCACAGACCCATTTGCCACGGATATGCTGTTCCTTATAGAACTGTGCCGGTCTGAAATGCAGTTTTTCACTGACATCTTCGCCGATACGCCGGAGTTGGCATCCACAAGCACATTGGGTTGATGCAGGTTCATGCTCAATACGGATGGTGTGTAGATGATCTGGCAGTGGTCGACGTTTAGGTTTATTGACTGTGGCTTTGTGTGTCACTGCATCGGTTTTATCTGCATTCAGCCGCTCCAGTTCTAGATCAACCGCGGCAATATCTTCTTCAACCGCTTCATCCCACAGATGGATTTGTTTTGCCGTTAAGTGTTCATTCTTTTGGGCGAATTTGTGCTTTTTAAACAGCGCCAGTTCATGCTCGTATTTTTGAGTGAGAATAGAAAGATGTTGAACTTTGGCATCCAATTGCTGGTTTGATTTTTCTAACTCTTGATTTGATTCTGCCAGAGACTGATGCTGCATTGCCAACTGTCTGGTGAATTCCAGCAGTTGTTCATGGGTCAGTTGGCTTAAGTCAGGCAGCGTATTCATGACCGCAGTATGCCTGAGGTCATGAGAAGAATGAAATAGAACGTTTGGAGAATAGCAGAATGGAACAGTCTGGTTTAAAGCATCGTCACCACCTGCTGTCGTCCAATGCGCTGCCAAGGTAAACCCTGGATCAGTGCCTGTAACTGTTCCGGACTTATCGCCATGCTTTCACCCTGGTGAACCTGCGCCCAGTGGAATTTTCCCTGTTCCAGCCGCCGGGCACACAGCCAGATGCCCAGTCCATCATGTACCAGCACTTTCATGCGATGGCCACGTTTATTACAGAACAGGTAAGCACAATGCGGTTTGATGTAGCCAAAGGCTCTCACCACCTGAGCCATGACAATATCCATCCCTGCTCGCATATCCAGAGGTTGGGTAGAAAGCCAGATTTCATCAATGCGGATCATGTTGCAAGTGCCTTGAGTAATTCTGCTAAAGCAGATATTTCTGATACTTGCCATTTCAAGCCAATTTCTGCTTTTGAGTGGGGTAAAGTAATTTGAACCTTTAACATGTCAGTAGGAGTAGGATCTAATGGTGCAGAGCAAGATAAGGCAATAAATGCAGGTTTATTCGGTAGTGGTGAGCGATCATTCCCTGGCTTAGCATCAATTAAGCGAATCCATTTGGATACAAGATTTGTATTCAATCCATGTTGCAAAGCGACCGAAGCAATTGAAACGTCCGGTGCTTTACAAGCCTGAACGATCTGCTGTTTAAATTCAGCACTGTATGTTCTTCGTTTTTTCGCAAGAGATGCGATGGATGTCTGGTGATTTGTAGTCATAAATTTTAGTCCCCACTTGTTTTTAAGTGTGGACTAAATTAAGGCTTATAGGATGAATTCAGAAGGTGTGTTCAGCGGACGCTTACCTTCTTTCGGCTTTTCAAAAATGAATATCGAAACTTTTATAGAAAAGCTATTGATCATAAGGCGGCCGAATTCGTTAAACCCATTAAGGAGCGAGATTTCTTACTCAGTCGTGAGGCCTTGTCATTTTGGCGACTCAGACAGGCGGTTGATGCTTTGGGAATGCGTTATGACTTCTATTTAAAAACCGCATTTGATAAATGCGTTAAGGTGATTGCGAATGGTAGACCTTTGCCACCTAGACCTGCTCAACTAAAAAAAGAAGAACTGTTAATTGAAGTCTTCCATGAGTGGGAGTCTTATTGTGAAGCTTCGCTCCAGATCGCTAAAAGTCCATATTTTACCGCTACACTTTTTCATAACAGTCCAATGCAAGTTGATTATGAAGATTTTATTGTTAAGCAGGTGCGGATGCGTCAAGTGCAGCATTACGCATTAGGGACATGCATTTATCGCTATGATGCGCTTCGAATTGAAAAAGCTTTAGAGTCTTTTGATATTTCAATCATCAACCAAGCTATTAAATCCAGTATTTAATGCTTTTTTCTCTTAAAATATTAATAAGCGCTTACTATAATTTGATAATATCGTTTTTATAGTAATTACTAATGTTTCGAGGTTTTAATGAGCGAATGGCAGAAAGAACTTGCGATACAAAACAAGTTCGGCAATAGCGCTCCAATTTCAAAGGAGTCTATTTACTTAAATACGGAAGAAAAGCAAAAACTTCAATTTCAGCCGCGTAAAACGTATGGGCGTAGGCTGCCAGCGAACGAATGCGAAATTGAAGAAATGGGCTACATGAAGTTTGTTCGTAAGCTGCAAGAGCAAGAACAGGAAATTGTAGTCATTAAAACAGACGGCGAAGTTGTACGTGGATACATCCGTGCTGCGGATGCAGAAACGATCTCGCTTCGTTGTTATTTGAATGGTGATAAAAACGGTCGTTATCGTGCGCGTGTTCTTTTTAAACACCAAATTTCCGAGTTCTCACCAACTAAGGGGATTGAAGACCTAGTTGATGAGCTAGAGAGAAAGTCGAAATCTAAATCTTAAACGTAAGCCATCTATTTTCTATAAGGATTATCTTATATGTCTACTGCTGTGGCCGAAATTCATGAAGAAGAGGTCGTTGATAAAGAACTCGAAGGCTTCACCGAAGAAAAGTTTGATTACGACGATGAGTTTCAATCAAAAATTGCGGCTTTAACTTTACGTGATGATGAGTTTCTTAGAAGAGCCGCCCATATTCTGAAGCCAGAATTTTTCGAAAATCAGGGTGAAGCATGTCTGGTCGATATTGCGCTCCAACACTTCAATAAATATGGATGTTCTCCTGATCCCGCTTCTGTTGTCCAAATTATCAAGGATAAAGCTGCTTCTAAAGTTTATAAGCGAGAAACATTAGCGGCAATTGTGGAAGCAAGGAAGAAATTAATTGGCATCTATGTCACTGACAAGGCTTTCGTTGAAGAAAAGGTTGTTGAGTTCGCGCGAAAACAGGCGGTATCCAATGCGATTGTTAATTCTGTTCCTGATCTTGAGGCAGGTAATTACGCCAAGATTGAAGCGCGTATCAAGGAAGCTATTGCGGTCGGATTGAATGAAGAGGGTGTTGGTTATGACTTCTTCGCTCAGGCGTTGAATCGTAAGCTGGCACGTATCGAGAAGCTGACAGGCAAAGTACCTCCGACAGGCATTACTACTGGCTGTAAAGAACTTGATGATCTGCTCTATCACAGAGGTTGGGGACGCAAGGAGCTGTCTCTATTAATGGGCGGTGCAAAAGCAGGTAAGACGCAAGCGCTTATTCACTTTGGCCGTATCGCAAGCTTTGCTAAATACAACGTTCTATATGTAACGCTAGAAGTTGGTAAAGACATTATTGCAGACCGTTTAGATGCCTCTATTTCAAAAGTGATCATGAAAGAATTGGCGTCGAAGGCTGCAAGTGTTGCAACTGCGGTCGAGACGGTAGCCAAGACGGCGGGCAAATTTATTATTCATGAATTTGGTTCCGGTACATTTTCTCCGTCACAGCTAAGAGCGTTAATTGATAGGTATAAGAATCCTGGGCGGAACCCTGATGGAACGATAAGACCGCCAATCAAGTTCGATATGATCATTGTGGACTATGCAGATTTGATGCGTCCAGATATTCGTACAAATGACCCAAAAGAGAACTCAAGAGCTATCTATGTTGATTTACGCGCGATTGCTTTTGAAGAGAATGTGGCGTTACTGACAGCTACTCAGACCAACCGTGAGGGCTTTAAGTCAACGGTAGCCAAGGCAGAGCACGTAGCTGAGGACTTTAACAAAATCAGGACCGCTGACGTTGCAATCTCCATCAACATTACAGAGGAAGAGAGAGCGAAAGGTCAGGCTCGATTGTACTTTGCAGCTTCTCGTAACCAAGAGATGGGGGTTACTGTGGTGATTAAGCAGAATGTGTCCATGATGAGGTTCTTGGAAGAAGTGATTAGCGTCGAATAAATTTAACCCATTATTATAGTAAGCGCTTATTTATAACTTTGTGCTAGTATAAATAAGCGCTAATTTTATCTAATGCGATTTTGCAATATGAGAGATCAAGAAAGTTTAGCGGAGATATTAGACCGCATTGATATGGAGTATTGGCTTAACCGCGAAGGGTTTGAATACAAAGTAACTCGCGGAAAAAACGGAATCCAGTTGAATGTTAAGGAATGTCCGGTATGTGGTAACTCAAGCTGGAAAGTCTATCTGAATCAGGATACGGGTTTGGGTAACTGCTTTCATGGTGATTGCGAAACCAAATTCTCGAAATGGAAGTTTATTAAGGCTGGTATAGGTGGTAATAGCCTAAGCAATAAAGAGATTGTCGAGCATGTTAAAGCAATTGCTCAGGAGCAGGGCTGGCAGCCAAAGCGCAAAAGTGAACCCACACAAACCAAAATTGGCGATCTAAAGCTTCCAAAAGCCTATGACTTGCCGATCATGGGTCAGAACCTAAAGTACCTGAAAGATCGAAATATAACGCTCGATACGTGTCGTGAATTTGGACTGAAATTCTGTCAAAAGGGTTGGTTTGCATACATAGGTCCAACGGGTGAAAAGCAATACCAAAACTACAGCATGAGAATCATCATTCCTGTCAGGGACCTTGAAGGCAAGCTTGTGTCTTTTCAGGGTCGGGATATTACAGGAAAGGCTGAAAAGAAGTATCTATTTCCTCCTGGTTTCGCGTCTACGGGCACTTACCTATATAACGGCCATAATGCCCTAGGTTACGTTGAAATCGTCATGGGAGAGGGCGCTTTTGACGCTATGGCGATATATCAAGCCTTCAAGGAAGACGAGTTCCTTTGCAATGTTGGAGTTGTCGCGTCATTTGGTAAGCATCTTTCGGTAGGTGGTGATGAATCGCAAATGGCTGAATTACTAAAGCTCAAAGATGAGGGATTGGAGTGCGTGACAATTATGTGGGATGGAGAGCCTGCCGCAATTCTGTCTGCGATCGATGCATGTTTAAAGATAAATAGCTTTGGCATAAAGGCAAGGTTGGCCACGTTGCCTGCTGGATGTGACCCCAATGAAGTCGACCCTGAAATCGTTCGCACAGCGTATCGAAAAGCGATACCAATTACGCCAATTAGCGCAGTAAGTTTACGCATTAAGTATATGGGTAAAGTCTGAATCGTATTTGATTCCAAATCATTGTTTTTAAAATATTGTTGAAGTTTTCAAGGTGCTTTTACTATGAGTTTAAAAATTGTGGTCAGAAGTGCCTACTCATTGCATACGAGTGGGACAAAATATTATTCGATGTTCTTGTTATCTGTACAGGACGGAGCTAAACGCAACACGCAATTATTCAAAATTTATGGCTCAGCGGTAAATCAAACGGCTCAAGTCAAACACCATTCAGAAGGTAAGGGTGAAACACTTGATACCGAATTTAATAAAACACTAAAAGCGAAAGGTAAAGCAGGTGAATATAGCGATTTACGTGAAAGCGAAATCCTGCATGAATTTGATAATTTCCATGATTTTATTACTTACTTGACTCTCGACTCTCCGATTAATGCCATTAGAGCGCCTTTCGCATCAGCGATTACCGAAAAGGGTTTTGAACAATATTTAGAAACCTTGTCCCAAACGTTCGGGATTCCAGTTGATGACATGTACAAATTTACATTCAGATATGAAACAGAGGAAGAACGGCAACGAAAACAAGAAGAGGAAGAGCGTAAAGCGGCTCAGCTCATGGCACAACGACAAGAATTTTATGGTGAAGTTTTGGGGTCATGGTAATGAACAGAGTAATTATTGGGGTTCCACATTGTCGGTTTATGGTGACAAAGACCACAACGAATGAAAAGGTTTTGGAGCTGACAGAATATTTTGCTGTCCACAAGCATACTCAAGATGAAGTATTAGGCTTGGCGATCAAGGCTGTTGATTACCATGATAACAAGGGCGGTTATCACCGAACGGTCGAAATTCTTGAAAAATACGGAGGACTTTCTTACTCAACAGTAGCAGAAAGGGTAAAGAATTTAAGTAAGGCTGCTGTACGTAATCTAGTTGATGAATTGTCTACCAATTCGGATTCGATTAATCCAATTGAATATGCTCAATCAATTTTCGGTCGCGAAGCATCCAATATTTTTGACAAAGGGCGAGAAGCTGAGATCAAGTCAATTTTTCAAAATTATTTTGGACCTATCAGAAGCGAACTGAGCGAATTAATTCTTGATACAGATGAGTATGCTGCCTATAAAGGAGTACAAGGATCATGGTAACTAAAACTCTTCCTGAACTCGATTTGGAATTATCCAGAAGCGGAACAAATGCCTATTACTGCGATTTTTGCCCTCATACTGGCAACCGTCCTAATTATGCCGCATGCCTAAAGCGCATCCATAATGTTCAGGAGGGAAATGAACGCGAGGTGGATGCAGTTTGTGTAGTCGCTATCCATAGACATCACTGTGAAGCTGCCGAAATGCGTGAACGTGAAATTGAGGCAGGTAAGCCTCTCTATTACATTGATCGTTCAGAAATGCGAAAACAAGTTGGGAAGCGGCTGGCTAAACAAGGAATTTCTATTTCTTCTAAATTTGATTATAAGTTAGAACTTACTAATATTAATGGTGAAAAACCAGAAAAAGAAATTCCAGTTAATTCAAAGGGTAATTATTCATTAAGTGATGCAATCAATACTAAACTAAAGAAAAATAGTTTGAATACCAAAGATGTTCATGTAGAATCGCAACAAGAAAATAAAGTAAGCGCTAACTTATATATCGAGAGTGAGAGCTTAACTGTACCAAGTATCGAGAGCGGATTATCGCTTTTAGAAATTGCTAACCGTTTCAAAGCAAACACACAGGAAAAATTATGAGCAACGCAGAAGATTTATTAGAAGCTTTAATCAAGGCATTAAAAGACTCGAATGTAGATGCCGAGGAATTACGCTTCATGACCTTGCTTCCTGATCACATGCGCAAGATTCAGGATTTAACCGAAGAGTTTGTAAAAGCTCACGTTAATGGTCCACAACAGCTTGAAGTTTACATGAGAGCCATTATGGGTGTGGTTGCACAGGTTCAAGCAGCATTAGTCGTGAATACCGGCACAGAATCAATTCAGGAATATGCACAATTATTGGCTCAAAAATCAGAAGATGAATATTTGCTTGATCTAGGTCACATGCTTCGTGATTTTACCAATCATTGGCTAGCGGTCTTTCTGCAAGCTGCAAAAGAGCATTTCGGCGAAGAAGTATTTAAAGCTCATCAAGCCCATGTTAGAGAAGTGATTAAAAACGCTAAAAGCGAAATGCTGAAATCCAAAGAAGGCGATTCCCCATTTAAAGATTCATTTATTCCTTCATTTGCAAAGCAGTAATAAGGTGTAGCAATGAATAGCGATCAGTTACTAGAGGCTTTAAACCAAATTGCATCTGAAAGCTCAAAAAATGAAAAACTAGCTTTACTCATGGATTTTGAAGCAGAAAAGGGGTTGTTCAGAGAAGTTCTGCGTTTGGCATATGACCCGTTTATTGTCTTTGGAATTTTGCCAAAAGCAGAAGATGCAGGAACAGGGGAATTAATGTTTGATGAGGTTGATACCCTTGAGTTCCTATCTAAGCTTAATAACCGTGAACTAACAGGCAATGCAGCGCGCGAAGCGCTGCGTAGCCAACTGGCTCAATTATCAGAGAAGTCAGGCGAGCTTCTAATTCGAATTTTAAGAAAAGATTTACGTGCAGGTTTTAGTGATGCAACGATCAACAAAGTCGTGCCTGATTTGATTCCTGTATTTCCATACCAACGCTGTTCATTGCCTAGTGAAGTAAAGCTGAAGGCATGGCCGTGGAAAGATGGCATTTATTTGCAAGAAAAAGCTGATGGCATGTTTGCCAACGGGACCAATTTAGAAGATAAGTTCTTCTTGTCCTCACGTCAGGGCACGCCGTTACCTATGGAGCATTTTTCCGACCTTACTGCGGAAATGGATATGCTGATCAAAGATGTCCAATATCATGGCGAACTACTTGTCGAGCGTGATGGTGTCGTCCTGCCACGCAAGGTTGGAAATGGCATCTTGAATTCGGTCACTAAGGGTGGCTCATTCGCTGAAAATGAAAAACCGATCTATATGATTTGGGACTTCATTCCACTTAGTTCTGTTAAGTCAAAAGGAAAATTTGAAGCAGCATATAAACGTCGTATTGCACTGATTAAATCGATGCTGGCCAAGTTTAAGCCTAAGTATGTGCGGCTTATTGATACGCATGTTGTTCACTCATTGGGCGAGACTTACGATCACTTTTTTAATGTACTTATGCAGGGCAAAGAGGGACTGGTAATCAAGCATCCAGAAGGTCACTGGAGAGACGGTACAAGTAAACACCAAGTTAAATTAAAACTTGATGCGGATTGTGAGCTGGAGGTTGTGAGCATTAATCCGGGTAAGGTGGGTTCAAAGAACCAAGGGCGAGCAGGAGCTTTGCATTGTAAATCTGCATGTGGTCAAGTCATTGTGGATGTCGCCATTAAGAATGAAAAAATGCGTGGCGAAGTTGATGCAAACCCTAGTGACTGGATTGGTCGAATTATCACTGTACGTTCAAATGCCATTATGCGCCCATCCAACAGTAACCAGAATTACTCGTTGTATTTGCCACGTATGGTTGAGGACTGCTATCGAATCGATAAAACGGAAGCTGATGATTTAAAACGTATTGAAGAGCAATTCAAAAACGCTATCGAAGCTGCCAAGAAGCTGGCAGAAAGTGAAGCGGTGGTGATTGACAATACAGCGACAGCATAAATATGGAGTATATATTGATGTTATCTAAAGCTAAAAAACTACATCGTCAAAAAGCTTTACGTCCTTCTACTGAACAATGGGAAATTATCGCAACTATTGGATTTGCCATTATTCTTACAGTTATCGGGTATTTTTGCATTGGCGGAGCTAAAGCGAATGCAGCGGTGGTAGCGAGAGCAGCGTCTGTATCCTCAGCTCGTCCTTCGACATCTTTTGCGCGGTCTTACAGCAGCTCGTCCACACGCGCTCCGACCACTACAAGTTTTCGTTCTAGTCCAGTTAAGACTGTGACAAAACCTAGTACGATTCGTTCTGTGAAGCCTGTTACAACGCCTGCTAAACCGATGCCTGTTTCTTCTTCATCTACACAGAAGAAATCGCGTAAGATTGGTTTCCAATATGATTACTATGCATTTACAGATTGCATCCCTTATTCAAGCGGAAGTTTCCAAGGTTGGAAGTGTATTGATCGGGATTAATTGGGGCGGTTCTACCGCCTCTTCTTATGAGGTATGACGATGTTTGTATTGTTATCTGGAACAACGTGCAGCGGCAAAACAACCATTGCTGACGCGCTGACCGAGAAATATGGGTTTAATCGTATTGTTACCACAACATCACGGCCGAAACGGGAAGGTGAGGTTGATGGTTTGCACTACCACTTTATTACTCAAACAGAGTTTGATGCACTGAAAAAGGCTGATCAGTTCCTTGAGACAAATAAACATGGTAATTATGAATATGGCGTAACGATTGATAATTTCAAAACCTTGCCAGATGATCGAAATGCCATAATTATTGTCGACCCAAATGGATATAAGAAGATTAAGCGTTATCTGAAAGCAAATGAAATTAAATATCTTGGGGTTTTTGTCGACGCTGATATTAAAAGCCGTCTACAACGTTTAATTGTTCGAGCAGATCAGAAACTTGCGGAACGTTTAGAAGTCATGATTCAGGTCGAATCTCATTGGATAAACGAAATCAACCAGTACGATATGTTGATCCAGAATGATGAAACGATTGAAGATGCCTTAGAGCCGATTTTAGATCATGTGCGCCGTGCAGGACATTTAGATAAAATAGCCTAAGCATTTTGATGAACAATTAAAATTTCCTAAAATAGAATGCTCCGATAATTTCAATAATTTCGGAGTTTTTTTATGCTACTAAAATCTGTTCCTGGTGTTTTGCCTGCACTTAAAAATAGCGATTTGGCAACTACGAAATTATGGACCACTCACATTGAAAGAATTACAAATTATCAATTAAACGCCGTAATTGCTAAATTCAAGTTTAAAAATGAAGAAAGTCAAATTGATAAGGAAATTGAATACGCGGTTAGTCAGATCAACGACGCTATTTATAACCGCCAAATCAACTCGGTAAAAATTGCTCGATTTAAATTAAAAAAAGATCATTCCATTACGGTGAGCAACCTAATTGCTGGTTTATTGAAGCTGAAGGAAGTTGAAAGAAAGGCTGTGTTGTTCTCATTAGAATCAGGATTAAGCCTTGATGAAGTGACAAACTTGGAAGTTAGACAAGCCAATGTGGCAGCTAGAAACTCAAAACTAGCGAGAGAAATTATTAAAAATTGCCCTGTGAGTATCAAAACAAACTATTTATTTTGGGAATCAAATGAGGAAAAGGAGCATGAAAAGCTCAAAAATTTAGAGCAAGCTGTGTTTGAAGCCTTTGGTTTTGACTTCAAACTGCTTGCCCTAAAATACGAGAATATTATTTATGACGAATGGTTTGAATTTCTTGGTCAGACGTCATAATTGTCGCCGAGTTTTTTGATTCGACGAGCCGTATATTCTTCTAAAGCTTCATTGAGCATGGTTGTAAAAGTGGTCTTGTTAGAACCCATGCCAATGGAGCTGATAGATTTAAGCCAGTTCAAACGAAGGTACATTTCTTGGCTAATATTGTTGTTAAAAGGACGTTGAATTAATTTCAAGTCTTCAGGAGCAATATTAATGCCCTGACGCCAAGGCGCTTCACGGTCCTTTTTCTCTTTAGGTTTGCTTAATCCTGATAGTTCATCAAGCTTATCAAGGTCTACAGGTTTTTCATTAGCTTCTGGCGTTGCTGTGGCAGTTTGTACTGGAGCACTCTTTGTAAAATCGGATGCATTTGAATTTTCAGCTTGTACTTTTGCAGCTTTGCCTAATGATAATCCACCACGTCCACTCATTTGAACAACTCCTCAGCCAATGCATTTACTTCTTCTGCTGCCTTAGAGGCACCAATATTTAACTCAATAACACCCAGACCCATGCCATAAGCTCTTGAATATGCAATACGGTCGTAATTTACGGAATCGAGAACTTTTGCAAAATCTTCAACTTCTTTAAACGCATTACGCGCATCGTCTAAAGCTGTGATACGTGCATTTGTCGGGACTTGAGTGATATAGATGTAGACATGAAGTGGATCGAGGTCCCTTTCATTTACACGGATATTATTTGCTTCTTCAATTAATTCCAAAATTTCCCCAGTTGATTCTACGTCAGCTTGGTTAGGGCGAGTTGGAATAAGAATGGCATCGGAACAAAGCAGCGCTTCACGGAAGCCAGAAGAGTCATAACCACCGCAATCGAGAATTACGTTAGGTGTTTCACTTTCAATTTTTGGAATGACTTTGTCAATTTCTGGTTGACCAAACAAATGATAAGTTTTGATTGAGCCGGTCTTTTCTATGAAAGTTTGGGCTTGACGATAAATACCCCATTTAACCGAATTTTTATTGGCGTCAAGGTCGACAAGAGCTACGTCTTGTTTTTCATTATTGGCAATCCATGCAGCCAAATTGGTAGCCGTAGTTGTTTTGCCGACGCCACCTTTTGAATTGGCGATCAATAATTTCATTAAATCCTCAACATAAACGTTGGCGAAAATCGTAGTGTAATAGTAAATGCGCTAGATAACAATGTATAAACTTGTATTCATTGCTATGTAGAAATCTATATAGAAATCTATATAGATTATTAATTTAAAAATTAGATTGTATTTAACTAAAACAAAATGTTTAATAGTTCTAATTGCTTACATATAAATTCATAGGCTTAAAATGCAGAATCAAATCAGACAATTAGAAGATGGAACTTTTGAAATAGGTACTTGGATTCAGAATGCAAATGGTGAAGTTGTGTTCTTTGATGCAACGAGTGCCAAAACATTAGAAGAAGCAAACAAGATTGCTGATGAGTTGGATGATCAGGAATTTAAATTAGCAAAGAGTGAAATTGATATGCTTGGCGGCATTCAAGGTGCCAATAAGGTTCTGGAGCTCATGAATGAAAACGAAGCCGTTGCCGTTGAATTTGATAAAAACCACTTTGATATTAATGAATTAAAATTCTATAACCAAAAAGATTTTGAGCAGCGAATGGATGACTACCTAGATAATGGTGAGACTGCAACCTATCTATATGCAGACTTTGAAATCCAAAGCCTGCTGCACAAAACTAGATTTTTGAAATTTTAATTTAACTTTTCAGCAACTTGGCGGAGCAATTCCGGATCCGATGCAAAATATTTTTGCGTGGTCAGGATTGAGCTATGCCCCATCAATTGTTGAATTGAATAAATATCACCGCCCTTTCTTATTAGCCTTGTGGCAAAGGAACGTCGACCGGAATGGCTGGTTGCTTGAATACCAGCCTTCTTATAACAGTTATTAATCATGGTCACCATGCTATTTGGTGAGAATGGACCGCCCTTCTGCGATAAAAATAAAGGTGCGTCGGGATCCTTTGGTCTTTCTTTTGTTATGTATTCTTCTACCAGTGATCTAGCGATTGGATTGACTAGGAATACCTCACGGTAGCGGTTGCCTTTAGTAATATTACCGAGCAATCGAATAATATCCTTCAGCTTGCCCTTCTTCACGTCGTAAACATCGCCGACCTTTAACATTGATAATTCTTTAGCGCGAAGCCCAAGGAAGTGTGAGAAATACAAAACACATTTGTTCCGTAATGCATTTACGCCCGTTTGAGTGGCTAAAGTAATCTCAAGATCATCTTCTGACACATATGGGGCTTTTCCAGTTGTTGTTCTTGCCATAAATCGACCAAATAATTTTTTATTACATTTTTCCAAAAACGGAAAGGATATAAAAACAGTCTACCACATGTCGAAAAATAAAAAATGTAATAAAAGATACATTTTATTATATTTTTTGGGGGTGCAAAAAGGCAGGGCGTCATATCCTGTCGTATACGTACTTTTCTATTAAGAGTGGTATTTCAAAGTTTGATTTAAATTGGTAATCTATACCAATCTTGATTTTGTAACGTTTTCAAGTTTAGGAGGAGCTATGAAAGAAAAATTTAAAAACAGTAATTTAAAGGGTATGAATAGCAAAAAGCCCGAACTTGATCGGGCAGTAAGAATAAAAACAGATTAGTTGACTTTAAGTGTTTCTAGGAAAGCATCAAAAGCTTCTTTCTGTCTAGGGTTAGTGAAAAACTCAAAATTATGGCCATCATTTGCTTCGCGAATTTGTTTAATTAAATTCGATTCTGCATCAGTAATAAGAGGTTGCTCAATCATGGCTTCCATTTCTTCAAGCAGATGAGGCATGTATTCCTCTAGGCAGCGCATGAAGAGGTCTTTAGCATCGATTTTTAAAGCTTCAGCCATAGCGCGCACACGTTCAAGAGGCAATTTGCTTTTACCACGAACAATGAAGCTAACCATGTTTTGATTGATACCCATAATCTCTGCCAATTGCGACTGATTCAGATCCGATGCATTTAGTTGAGCGTCGAGATATTGGGCGACAGTTAGTTTGCGTTTGGTGTTAGTAGCTGCTGATTTCATAGTAACGTTTTCCTTAGAATATTCTTAATAGATATAAAGTCATAATGTCGGAATGTATCCTCGATACAACATTATAGACTTAAAATATTTGCGGTTTAGGTAAAGTATATCAGTAAGTGCTGATTTACCCAAGTTCAAGAAAAGTACAGATTTGTATAGGATTGGATAACATGACATCGGTCACAATTAACGGAAAAATTTAGTAAGTAAGCATTGATTAATATTTTCTTATTTTTGGGTTAAACTAATGGTCAGACTATAGGTGAGTAGATGCTCATTTTAAGTACAGGCAATTTGTTAGCTGATGCAGACAATCATACTATAATGACAACGTATCGACTGATACCAAGAGGAAGTATAAGCCTCATTCAAGCCAATTATTTGTCAAAAAAGTATGATAGTTAGAGTATAGGAGTAAAAAATGTCGAAAAGTGTTGAAGTTATTACGCCTGAAACCGTAGCAGATTTCTTGGCAGAGCAGGGTTCTGAACTGATCTTTGAGGGAAATCAAATTAATGTAATTAAAGGAAAAAATGAGGAATGCGGTGATTTCCTTGTGATTAACAATGCACTTGGCGAAAATTTGTTTATTAAACTTAGCTATATAGTCTTATGAGTCTACCTAAATAATTAAAAATCCCTCACTTGACCCTTCTCTGTGGTTAGTGTCCAAGGTTTGATGCTGGCCACGGTCAAAATAAACCCTCTATTAAAACTCAAAATCTCCCCAATTTCACTCTTTATTTTTCAATAAATATTTTTATAATGCTTTTTAATATTAGTAAGCACTTGTTAATATACTGTCAGGTCTGTATATAGACATCCAATAATGACTTTTTCAGATTGAGATTTTTCAATGAATGAGCGCATACATATTTTAAGACAAGCAATTGTTGTCGTTACCCAAGCACTGACTAACTCTGATATTGCAGTAACACAAGAAGGCATTGAGGCAGGTGTGCATAAGGATCCAAAGACAGGCAAACCTGTGCGAATTAACCTTCCATATCTTCCGGACAATTCACCAGATTCGCTGATTGATGCGGTTCAAGGTTTTCTTGATCAAGAGGTAGCGAAGTATCTTTTTACCGATTTTTCTCTCAAGCTAAAAGGATCTGAAGAGGTAAAGACTTTAACTTCATTGTTAGAAGAAGCGCGTGTAGAACGTTGCATGGCTGAAAAATATCGCGGTTCAAATATCAATATGAAAAATGCGAGCCAATTTTTCATTGATGAATTGATTGACGATAAATACCAAAAACTTGTAAAGGAAAAAGCTTCTGATGAAGAAATTACGCAACATTTAATGTTGCCAATGTTACGTGCGTTAAGTGGTCCAATTGGGGCGTTTGCAAGCATTGAACCTAGTGAGCCTTCAGCGAAAGACCTCTCACGACGAAAGGATCAAATGAGGCTATTACCAGGATTAATTATTGATTCTGTAAAAGCAGATAGATACACAGATACCTCAGAGCCATTCCTGCGAGCTTCGTTGGTCGAGCATATGCGCGATTGCAAGCAATGTAACGGTTGCGACCTTGCTGGACAGGTTCATCCAGATATTCGTTTGGGTAAAAAGATGCGATTTATGGTCGTGGCTGACTGCCCAACTTGGGAAGAGGAAAAGAAAGGAAAACTTCTTGAAGGCGAGACGGCCCAATATGTGAAAGCTGCAATTAAAGATAATGAATTAGCAGTAGCGGACGGTTATTACACAACGCTCGTCAAAGCCAAAAAAGGGACTGTTCTAAATTTTGTGTAA